TACAGCTGGGAATCCATATGTTTTCGAGAACATTGAATTAACAGAAGGCACTCCACTTACATACAAATATACAGTTGCCGATGGTCAGAAATACATTATTCCAAATACAAACGCAGATATGACGACTCTACGAGTTCGTGTTCAAGAATCTGCTACATCGGATAACTTCACAGTATTTTATCCAGCAACTGACATTATGTCGATTGATGCAACAAGTAAAGTATTCTTCATCAAAGAGATTGATGGTGGATTATATGAATTAGTTTTTGGTGATGGTCTGTTTGCATATGCACTAACAAATGGTAATGTGGTTCATATGGACTATTTCGTCACTCATGCTGATGCCGCAAATGGAGCGAGAACATTTACATATAATGGCGATTCAATTTTAGGTAGCAGTTTAGTTGTTCAGACAGTTAATATTGCTGCTGGTGGCGCACCAATTGAAGATATCGAAAGTATCCGTTTCAATGCACCGAAAATTTATACTGCACAAAATCGTGCTGTAACTCCTGATGATTATAAAGCATTGATATATGCAAGTTTCCCAGATGCAGCTTCTGTTGCTGTTTGGGGTGGTGAAGATAACGATCCACCAGTTTATGGAAAAACATTTATTTGTGTTAAACCTAAACTTGCCGCTAAACTAACACTTCAACAGAAGTCTGATATTACTTCTACAATTCTTTCATCGAAGAATGTTGTTTCTGTAACTCCAGTTATTGTTGATCCAGAATACATTAACATTGAATTAAGCACAACTGTTTATTACAATGATAGATTAACAAACAAAACACCTTCGCAATTAAGAACTGATGTTATTAACACAATCACATCATACGATGCTGCTGACTTGCAGAAATTTGAAGGTGTGTTTAGATTCTCCAAGCTAAGTCGTTTAATTGACAATTCAGACAAATCAATTATTAATAACATTACAACAGTTATCCTACGAAGAGTTATTGCTCCACGTTATAATGTTTCTGCTGAGTATAACATTAATATGATTAACCCAATCTATACTTCTGGAGAACCAGAAGGTGCTGTTGCTTCAACTGGATTCTATATTAAAGGTAGCGATAAGATTCACTATCTTGAAGATACTGGTAATGGGTTTATTTCGCTTTACTATCCAGCGGCAGCTGATAATACTGCTGTTGGTGTTGGATCAACAACTACTCATGTTATCGTAAACCCTAAGATTGGTACTGTTGATTATGCCAATGGTGTTATCAATATTAAGAATCTAAATATTACTGCTCTTGCCGAGCCATATTTTGAAATTATTATCAAGCCACAATCAAATGACGTGGTTTCTGCATATACTCAAGTTGCTCAAATTGATGTTGCTAACCTAAATGTTAATGTTATCCTTGATAATACTGCAAACGGAGATCTGCGTGCTGGTAAGAACTATCAATTTACTTCTAGTCGTTCATAATGCCTATCAATAAACCAAAAGTTTCTTCTCTAGTAAAGGCGCAACTCCCAGAGTTCGTCAGAGAAGACTATCAGACATTCATTGCATTCTTAGAAGCATACTATGAATTTCTGGCACAAAATTACGATGTTGATTTAACAACAGTTCGTGATGTAGATAAAACGCTTGATGCGTTTCTAATCCACTTCAGAAACGAATACGCAAAAAATCTTCCAACTACTTTGTTAGATGAGAGATTTTTAATACAGCATGTCAAAGATTACTACCTTGCAAAAGGCACTGAAAATGCCTTCTCTGTTTTATTTGGTGTATTGTTTGGTAAAAACGCAAGTATTGAATATCCTTCTAGACAGATGCTGCGTGCATCTGATGGTAAATGGAATCAGGACGTTTCAGTATTCGCAAAAATTAATGCTGGCAACCCATCGATGGTTGTTGGTAGATTGGTTGATGTTGTAACTCCAACTAAAATTATCCGTGTTCAGGTTGATAAAACTCAGAACGTAGAGATTGAAGTTGATAGAGTAACTAAAATTGCAGATAATATCTACGAATTTTATATTGATCGTAGATTCTTCGGTAGTGTTAGCATTGGTGATAGAATGCGTTATTCGAATGTATTCGACGCAACTATCCTATCAACAACATCAAAAGTTGAGATTCAAAGACCAGGAAAACATTTTAAAGTTGGTGAATTATACGCAATTAAAAACGGTAAAGGCACTGGCTCAGTTTTAAAAGTATCACGTGTTGATGCTAATGGTGGTATTCTGTCACTTGAGTTTGTTAAATACGGTATTGGTTATGAAACTGACTTTACGTCAACATTACTTCCAATTGGTGGAACATCGGCAACTACTGCTGGTTCTTCATCATTGAGTATTGCTGGTGGTTCACCAGCATATGATGTTATTTTCAGCGAAACAACAAACGGATTCTTTGAACAAGGAACTATCAATACTTCAACATATAACAACTCTGGAGACCCAGCTGTTCTACCAGCGTTTGATGGAACATATGTTGGTGATATTGTTCGTGAGTTCTTCGTTGATAACAAATATACAGTTCTAGATGCTGATGAACCAGCAGTAGTTCGTATTAGTCTTGGACCATTGACAAAATATCCTGGATATTATACAAGTAACGATGGTTTCCTTGATGATGCAATTTTCATTCAAGATAGTAAATACTATCAGGCATTCTCATATGTTGTTAAGATCGATGAACGATTAGAAGCATATAAGTCTGTAGTTAAAACACTGCTACACCCAGCTGGTATGGCATTGTTCGGCGAATACGATATTCGCAACGAATTTGATTTAAGCACACGTCTTGAGTCAATGATTAAATACTTGGTTCTTACTTTCCAAGATCAGGTTGGTTCTACAGACTATGTGTCTGCAAAGGATTTTGGTAAGGGTGTAACTGATTCGATTACAGAGTCAGATGTATATGTTAGTTTATTATCAAAACCACTTGGTTCCCAGACCGACTATAACGGAAATACTGAGGATACAAAGGTAACAATTACAACGAATACTCCAGTTCTTGGTGTAGGTAAACTTGTGAATAGCAGTTTACTGTATGATGGTGTTACATTAGATAATAATAACATAGCACCAACAGAGAATATCTCTAAGAGAGATATGACGAAGTTGCTTGATTCAACTCAAGCTACTCATTATTTGTATGATAACATAACGGCAGATAACGAGACAGTTACGACTACCCATGCTGTACCTGTGCTTGTGACGACTAAATATGTTAATACGAATTATTTGTTTGATGGTGTTACAGCCGATAACAATACAACAACTCCAACTGATAGCGGAGGACACTTATGGTTGAGTCCATATACCGACCCTTATCCATCTACGAGTTCTTATTTTTTAAACGATAGCGGAAATTATACAACTGGTGAATCCGCTTTCACTGGATAACTAAAAGGAGATTCCTATGAATTTACAAGAAGACCTAAAAATGAAGGGCGAATTGACTATTTCCGTTTTCGGACGTGATGGCAATTTAAAAGAAGCAATCAAAGTTCCTAACCTAGTTGTTACAACTGGTAAAAACTATATCGCTTCACGTATGGCTGCTGCATCAGCCCCTATTATGAATACTATGGCAATTGGTACTGGTACTGGTACTCCAGCTGCAGGTGATACTGCTCTTGGTACTGAAGCTGGTCGTGTTGCTACTACTGCTTTTACTGCATCAACTAACACTGTTACTGCAACTGCTACATTCCCAGCTGGTACTGGTACTGGTGCAATCACTGAAGCTGGTATTTTTAATCCAGTTTCTGCTGGTGCTTCTGGTGGTACTATGCTTTGTCGCACTACATTCCCAGTTGTTAACAAAGCTGCTGGCGACTCTATCGCTATCACTTGGACTGTTACTATTCAGTAATCTACAATGGCAACTTCGCTACTTAAATTCTCTCTGAAGACTAACTTAGTTAAGTCAGTCATTTCAGAGATCGTATCAAACATCAGTAGATACTATTATGTCTATTGTCATCCTGGCAATTGGACAGATGAGACTACTCCTGAACCTGTTTCGGATTCTTTTGAATATGAAAACATTACTCGTAATGAAGCATTAGTTTATAAACAAATTGCTTCAAACGATATTGCTGCTATTGTCAATAGAATTAATTGGCAAGCAGGTTATACGTTTGATATGTATGATGAATATAGTAGCGGTAGTCCAGCATTCTCTGGAGCAACTTCTCTAGAGAATGCTGAATTCTATTGTATAACAGATGACTATAACGTTTATAAGTGTCTGTTTAACAATAAT